GTCGATCCCAGGACGAAGCGTGGCGACATAGGTGCACTGCCCAACCGGGTTCTCGTTGTCAACGAGGGTGATCTCCGGCTTGTCAGAAAGGTAGACGCAGACGCGGTGAGCGTCGACGTACTTGATAACCTCGACGCGATGATCCGGGGGGAGGATCGCCCCACGGCCGTAGGTGCGCGCGATGGCGCCTGCCCAGTCAGGGAACTCGGCGCTCAACTCCTGCGCAGTGCGGGTGAAGACCCGTGCCATCGCCACCGTGTTGCCCTTGCGGTCCCACAATGGGTAGAAGCCTGTCGTGTGCTCCATGAGCACGTCGGGAAACTTCTCGTCAAAATCAGGCTCGACCGAAGTGACGATCATTCCGTAGGCATAGAACTGAGCAGCCGCCGTCGACATCTGTGCCTGCACGCGAGAACGCTTGAGGTAGTGGTTGGCGATCTTGGAGCGCTTGTCTGCGAAGTCGCGGGCGGCGTCTGAGGTGGCGGTCACGGACTGGCACGAGATGATCGGAAGCGGAGAGAGCGCAGCGGAGGCGTGAGCAACCATGACCTCGACGCGGTTAGCCACGATCGGCCTGGGCCATTCGTCAGAGAAGAGCCCTGGGGCAACCTGATCGAAGTCGCCGTTCAGGACCGCGCTCACCTCAGCGGCGTGGCGATCCCTGGAGGCGTGCTTCGCGCGCAGTGCAGCGACCTTCGAAGCGATCAGGCGGATGTCTGTCAGGTCGGTCGGGCTCACGCCATTACCTCCTGCCGATGGGCTGCGTCGACCCGGGCATGACAGGGCTTACACAGGGCCTCGTAATGTCCAGGGTCCAGAGAATATGCGACGCTCGACGTGCACCACTGGGTGGTGATCGTCTGATGCCGCTCGTCAGGATCGGCGTGGTTGTACGACCACTGCTCCGCAGGTGCGCCACAAGGGCACATGTACTCGGCGGCCGGCCCACGAGCTCGGCGAATGCGCGCATGGGCGCCGCGATAGGTCACCGCGGCTTGCCACAGGTCTGGGTAAGCGTGCCCGACGCGACGGCGGGGATGGCCATCCCGCCCGAGGGCAGTGAGGTTCTCGCGCTGGAGGCAGCCGCAGGACCGGGTGTGGCCGGACTTTAGGCGCCCAACCCGAGTAGTGGCCTCCGCTCCACAGTCGCAGGCGCAGAGCCACAGCGACTTGCCACTGGGGCTCGTCCCGACACGACGGAGACCGACCAGGCGCCCAAATCTCACTCCTGCGAGATCGAGAGCATACACTAGGCGGACCTCCTCGGAAGAAACGAGAACGGGGCAGATGCCCGCTTCGCGGCCGTGCCGCGGTTCATAAATGGGACGTCGACGAACTTCTGGGCGTTCGAGCCGCCGAAGCCGAGGATGATGCGAGCCCTCTGCTCAAAGAACCAGAGCGACATCACGCCGTCCTGGCGGAGCTTGCTCCCGCGTCGGCCGGGCACCCAGGTGAGCAGTTCCTCAATGAGGCACTTCACGCCGTGAGACATATCCGGGTCAGGCAGCTCGATCAGGTTCGAGCCGGCAACGAACACCTCGCGGCCGGCACCTTCGTTGATCTTCCGGACGCTGCCGAACAACGGACTGAGGGACGCCACGCCGAAGTCGGGGTCCAGCTTGTTCTTGCCCGTGTACGTGCCCGTCATCCTGACGCCACGGGTTGCAAGGAAGGCGCGGATCTCGGGGTCGTGGACAAGGAAGCCGGAGAAGCCCTGTTCCTCGATTATCCACTCGTTGACGCCGTACTCCAGCGTGACCTTCGTGATGATGTCCCTGAAATACTCCGCACTGGGCGAGGTCTGCGCCCAGCAGTTCTCGATCAACCGCTTCTGCGTGGCTCGGTCAACCTTGCCCACCAGAGTGAAAGTCACCCCAGCCATCGCCGGGTCCATCGAGGCGATCGTCCACATGCCCTCCCCGCCACGACGGGGGTGACCCCACGCGCCGGCAGTGAGCGGACCAGGCTTACGCCTACGGTCCACCGAAGACATGACGCAGAGCGGCTTGAAAGCCGCATCCTCAGCGGTCTGCTGCTGCTGGTACACCAGGGACCACACGGCGGGGGGCTTGGAGTCGCGGATCTTAGCGCAGCGGGGTCCATCAAACATCGTGTACAGGCCATACTCGTCAGCCGCCTTGTCCGCCTCGTCGTACGGCGTGGTGGACTTGGGCCACAGGGTTACCCAGTCCTCTGCTTTCTCGGCGAACTGGAGTACGGCCGGCTGGCGAAGGTAGGACCACGGTGAGTGCCCTGACAGGTACCGCTCGTCGGTGCGAAGCTCGGAATACAAGTCCTGGGAAGCCAGGCGAGTCCCGATGATCAGGATCTTGCCGTTCTTGACCCGGGACTCGACCTCGGACTCAAGCCAGTTGACCTGCTTCTCAAACTCGTTGGCGTTTGCCAGCACCACGCAGTCGTCCAGGATGATGAGGTCGGCGCGTGAACCGTAGATCTGTGACCCGAGACCCAGGGCTTCCACCGTCGGGTCCTTGTGGTCGACCGTGCGTCCTGCTACATACATCACGCGCTGAGCGAACGAGCCTTCACCGCGGCCGGGCTTGAACCCGCCCTCCGGCGCAAACGCAGCCTGGAGCTTGGTGAACCTCGTCGACGTGAGGCGCTGCTGGATCTGGTACAAGAACTTCTGCGCCTGTTCTACGCGCTTGCTGACGACGATGATCCGCACGTTCGGGTTCATGCAGATGCGGTACGTGGTGTAGTCGATGGTGACCGTCTGAGTCTTCGTGAACCCCGGGGGGACGTTGATGACAAGACGGTTGGTGTCCCGTGGGTCCCACTCACACCCTTCGATCGGGGTAAGCTCCCGATCCTCCAGCACGTCGATCCACTGCTGCTGGTGGGGGTAGGTGTCGAAGTCCAGGTACTCCTTGCGGAACTGGGCGAAGTCCATGTCGTGACGAGGGGGCACGTCCGCGGAAGTATCAGGGTCTGATACGTTCGTGCGCTTCTTGGCACGTTCGACGCGGACCGTGTCAGCCTGCCCGGCGAAGTGCTTGTCGTTCCTGCGCCAGGCTTCCCAGGTACGCAGAGAGCGGTCGACGCCCGCCATGGCATTCTCCACCGACGCCCCTGCTGCATAAAGCAGCAGCGCCCTTTCCTTGGCCTGGCGAATGTCCAGATGTGCGACCTGAGGCACGGTTGACCTCCTCGGCCGGCGGAGGCCATTGCGATGCGTACAACCTAGGGGTTGCGGGAGCAGACGTAGGGCGACACGTAGGGGTGTCTATGAGAGGTCACACACGCGCGCGGGTCAACTTCTGATGGCGTTGACAGGATCGTGTTCTGAGGTTCACGGGGGAACCTGAGCGACGAACGAAGTGAGGAGCGAGGAAGGGGCATCGCCCGGTCTCTAACGTTCCCGTGCTCACCCCTCGACCCTAGAAGAGGGGAGAGCAGTTCGTTCCTCACTCTCTCCGTTCGTTCGTCTCTCACCTATATAAAGACAGTTGTAGTTCAGATTTCACAAACGTGCAGGTCAGAGGCATGTTTTTGGGGTTATCCACACCCCTGTTTTTGACCCTGTAGGGGGGGCAAATACGTTTACGTGGACAGTACGCCCCATATACTGACCGCCGATTAAGCATCCCCCGGGTCAAGTTGTGCCCGATTTGTATACCCACCCGGGGTACCCCTCCCAAGTGACTTGTGCCCTAGTCATGCACGGGCGGCAGGGCACGGGTGTGCCCCGAACGCGGCTGGATGAGCTCATACTCATGCAAGGCAGGGCATATCTATGTACATACGTGGCTGTGCACACATCGATGGGTATCGATGTGTCGCATGACTGTCCATACAAGGGTGGAGCCTTGTCCCTACGACCACAAGGGTGCAGCCTTGTCGAGCTGGAACTGCCGGCAGTTGACGCACCAGTGTGATGCACATCACAGTGTAGGTGTTGACGTACCGCAACAGTGCGCGTACGCTAGAGACATCGAACCAACCTAGAGGGAGGTCACCATGACCGCAAGGCGCACCACGCAGCAGGACCCTCGCAAGGTCGGCGGCACGTACCGCAGCGGGTACTGGCAGCAGGACTACACGGTGCGCGCGATGCGCGGCGACGAGATCACGGTCCAATGGGCTGACGGTCGCATCACGAGCCATTGCACAGCGTGGGACGCACGGCACGACCAGATCATCAGCGAACCAACAAGCGACAACTGACCAGCGCACCAACCGATCACCTAGCGCCAGACATCGACTCACCCGTTAGCCTCGAAAGCGAATGGGAAACGAGACTTAGAGCGTTATCTAGGTGACCGGAGCACCACCCAAACCTAAGGAAGGATGACCATGAGTAAGATCACCGTTTCCATCCTCAGTGAGGATGTCGCCACCCTGCGCGAGGTGTTCTCTCTCGCGCTTGCCCAGTCAGAGGGCACGATCGAGGACTACGGCTACGCCGAGGCACTGTCGGACGCATATGAGACGCATAACAAGATCGTTTCCCTCATGGTGGCCCTCGACCACGCGCTCCCGGACTCAACCGGATTCTTCGACTGACCCGCTTTCGTCCCGCACGCTCACCCGTGCGGGTGCGATGGAAGGTCAGCACAACGGAAGGCTAGGACCATGGGCACCTATGACGACCTGTTCAGCGGGGACGACTGCACGCGCTGCCCGTTGCACCGCGCCGACGTCTACCTGATCGACGGCGAGATTGACTGGTTTGCGCTCGCCTGATTCGTGACCGCTCCTGCCTACCGGCCCAACCGTCGGTAGGTGGGGTGAGATTCCGAACCAACGGAAGGATAGAACCATGATCGACCTTTGCGACCACTGCGGCAGGCCTGGAGAGTCTTACGTCTACCGGGGCCAGCATTTCAACGGGCTCACCCGCAACCGTGGCGAGGCACTCTGCCCGCGATGTCTCGACCGTGCCATGCAAGCCGATCTGGACGCGCCCGTGGGATGGGCTCAGGTCCCCGCGCGAGAGTACATCACGCCCCTGTCGGCATCGCGCTACAGGTGAGCTCGGTCGCCCTGCCCCAGTTGGGTGAAGGCGTGTGGGTGCGATCCCCGCACAGGGCGCGTAAGCGTGGCACCTTGCCGCGCGGAAAGGTAATCATGGCAACGTGGGAACAGGAGTTGGGCACCGGATGGTGGTCCATCCCTGGGGCGGATGTCGTCCGAACCCTGCGCGGTGCCTGGGCCTGGAGCGCGTGCGGGCGAACGGGCGAGCACTCGACGCGGTCCGGCGCACAAGCGGCCGCCGAGCGTGCCCTCCGTGGGCGTGTCTCGTGACGCACACCTGGCACCCCCAGCCCGTCCCGGTCACGGTGCAGCTCAGCCCTGTGGGCCGTTGGATGCCGCTCACTGCATCGGTAGACCGGTCGCCCAGCGAGCCGGCACCGTTCATCCGTGACGAGTGGTCGGACGATCCTGACCGCACAACTCGCCGCGGGATGTGTTGACGTACCGCAACAGTGCATGTACGATGAGGTTATAACCTACAGAGAGGGGAACAGCAACGGTTTGGCCGCCGTCGAAGATTCAGCTTCCGCTGCCAGGTGCAACGCCTGGGGACGGCACTCGGCAAGGATCGGCACAAGCAGAGAGAGAGTCCGATGATCCAGTCTGGAGGGAACGTCCGTCTCGCCAGTATTCCGGACGAGCGCTACTCGATCGCAGTTGAATACTGCGGCGAGACGCACTCGGACGCATGGCTCAAGCCGGGCCAGGCGTACGTCGTCCGTTTCTGCGGCGAGTGGGTCGGCAAGGGTCCGACCAAGGCTGCGGCCGAGGAGGTCGCGCGCGACCACGACGAGAGAAGGGACGTCCGCTAGCACGTCCGCCCGACTGGCAGGGACCACGGTTCGACCCCGTGGCGGGCACGACAAGCGGACAACCGTCCGCACAGAGTGAGAGGATCGGGACCATGAACAGCACCGAGGACTACGTAACCGGAGCCTTCCGCTCCCGCAACGAGGACGCCCGCGTCCTGCTGGACGCGCTGAACGCCGGCGAACCGACGCCCGAGGGTGACGACGCATCAGACGCGATCAGCGAGCTTCCGCTGTCGGTAGAGGTGACCCGGCATGTCGAGATCCTGCTCAGCACGGGCGGGCCGGCCGAGTGGATCGACGCCGAGCTCTACGCGGACGGCTCGATCCGTTCCGCCGAGTTCGTCGCGGTGTGGGGCTCGGACCGTCGCGTCTCGCGCATCGACGAGACGGACGCGCTGTGGACCCTGGCCGCGCAGTACGTCGAGGGCATCGGGGAGGGCTGACCGATGAGCACCAGCTTTGAGACCACCGTCAGCGCAGACGCACTCCGCATCATCGTCAGCGACATGTTCAAGCGGGCCTACGGGTCGCGTGCCGACCTTGACGGGGCTGTCACGCTCGGCCGCGTCGTCTTCGACAAGGGCGACATCCTCGCCCAGCGCGTGACCTTCGGTCGTATCTCCGAGGGCGACAGGCACGACATCACGGACGCCCTGCTCTCTGACGGCGGTCAGGTTCTCATCGCCCGCAAGAACACGCTTGGGCGGATTCTGTGATGACCGCTGACCCGCTCCGCGGTGACCCGGAGTGTCCCGAGGTCCAGAGCGTCCGCCGGTGTGTACGTCTGTACAGCGCACCGGACCCGGACGAGTGGGCGGATGTGCGAACGTCCGCCGAGCTGGCCCGCCTCCTGTACGGCGCCGACCGCTCGGACGCCGGAAGACGTTCTGCGCGGCGTGCCTCGCCCGACACCAGGCCCAGTACCAGCGCGAACGCATCGCCGCATACTCGCCCGAGCAGCGCAAGGCAGCGGCCCAGTATCGGCGAGAGTACCGCGACGCGCTCTCGCCCGAGCGCCGCGCGACATGTGGCCAGGCCGCGCGCGACTGGTACGCCGCGCTCTCGCCCGAGGCGCTCGCAGCACGGGCACGGGCCGAGCGTGAACGGCAGCTCCAGAGGAAGTACGGGATCGGCGTTGCCGAGTTTGATGAGCTCCTGGCCGCACAGGGCGGACGATGCGCGATCTGTGGGACCGACGCGCCGAACGGCGTCGGCTGGGTTGTCGACCATGACCACGAGTCCGGTGCGGTCCGAGGAATTCTTTGCAGCGGCTGTAATGTCGGCCTGGGCCACCTCCGCGGCGACCCTGCAATCCTCCGCGCAGGAGTCGCCTACCTGGAGCGCAACGCGCTCACCGCACCCGAACGCCGGCGGACCTTCCGCCGCGTAGGTATTGACGCACCACCCCGATCTAGTGTATCGTCAACGCTGTAAGCATGTTCCCGAGTGGAAAGGTGGTGACAGGCACATCGGTAGATGGTGGTAGGTAGGGACGCCCTGAACTTAGCGACATACGGGATGCGAGCTCCCGTCAGGGCACGTAGGGGCGGAACGTCCGCCCAGGAGGGGACACCATGAGCAGGTTCAGCGGTCCGCAAGGCAGAGGCGCGAGACGCGCCCTCCGCAAGGACAAGCGTGCGCAGGCGGAAGAGCGCGAGGCGGATACCACCCGGATTATGCGCGAGCAGAACATCTCGCGTCACGAGGCGCAGCGCGTAGGCAAAGCGAGCCGCAAGGTAGTGGCGATGGTCACGGCTGCCCGCGTCGCCAAGGCGGCGTGACATGGCCGACAACCCCACGGGCACGCGGACGGGCAGCCCCGCCCGCACGACGATGCGGTCCCTGTGCTTCGCGCGTGGCGAGAAGCGGAAGGCCGAGCGCCGGGAGGCGCAGGCAGAGCGGGAGAAGTCCAACCGCTACGCCCGCGACGCGGGCATCTTCACCCCTTGGGAGCAGGCACGGCGCGCACGTAAGGCCAAGCGTGCCGCAGACCCGGAAGTGCAAGCTCGACGGGCACGCTGGAACCGCGGCCGGGGTCCTTCCGCCGCGTAGGTGTTGACGTACCAACCAACCGCACGAGAGAGGTAGAATGATGAGCAAGCCAACCGGATACGTTGTCCGCCCGAGAGACATGGAGGCGCTGCTCGGTGCGCTCGGGCTTAGGGGCGACCAGGGCGCCGTGTACGACGCGGCCCGTACTCTCATCGGCTGGGCAGAAGCCATCGCCTACGCCGACCGGATGGCGAGGGGTCCTCAATGACCGCCACGCTAACAGACCTGGAGATCATCGCCGGCCTCGACTTCGACCCCGAGCACGCAGAGCCGTGTGAGCACAGCGATCACGACAAGACGCACCTGTCCGACGATGCCGCAGCATGGCGGGTCATGTACATCTGTCCCGGGTGCGGGCGGGTACGGCTGTACCTGCTGTGCGACTCCGGCAAGGAACTGCTGTCAGGGGTGGGCGTCGTCTACTGCCCGGAGTGCGACCACCACGACACGTGGGGCGCGTTTGTCTTCCTCTTGGAGCGGCTGACATGAACGGGCTGATCGCGCGAAAGGCCGAATGGCAACCTATCGCGGATCTCATGGAGTCGGGAGAGTACGACACGCCCGAGTCTCTGGCGAAGGCCGTGCTTAAGCACTGTTACGACACGTTCTTGCTGCGGGACTTCTATCTCACGGTGGTGGACGTGGACGGCATCAACATCGCCTACGGTCTGTCCGCCACAGAGTCCGCAGCCAAAAGGGTGCAGCTCGGGGGAGGTCATCGCAGGATGATCCTTCCAGTAGCCTCGGCCGAGGGGCACATCGCCCGCATGGTTGCACTGGAAGGGGTGCAAGAATGAGCGACCTGTCTAGCGCTGTGCTGGTGGCGCTGTCCAAGTGGATCGACGACTCGCCCGGCTACGTCGACCGCGACCCAGAGACCGTCTTGTGGCGGCGCGTCAGCAAGGCGTCGATGGAGGCGAACGAGGCGCTCGACGCCTTGTCCGGAATGGTCGGAGAAAACCCCCGGAAGGGCGTCTATGCGACCGAGGCTGACGTGATCCGGGAACTCCTCGACACCGCCACGGCAGCACTCGGTGCCGTCGAGCACATGACCGGCCACCGGGGCTCGGCGCTGGAGATGCTGGACCAGCACATCGTCAGCGTGGGCAAGCGGGCGGAGATCGTCCGGTGAGCGCCACCGTGTGCACGGCAACCGGCAAGCGCGGGTATGTCGACGAGCACGATGCCACCCGAGCGCTGCATCGAGCTCAAGGCCTGGCGCGGAGGTTGCGCCAAGGTGGAGTGAAGGGTGTCCGCCGGCAGGAGTGCCGCGTCTACCTGTGCGACTGTAGCCGCTACCACCTGACATCTTGGTCCGAGAACATGTTGACGTTGAGGAGAGATGGAGACTACAGTGTTGCGTAAGGCGATCACCAACGAAAGGCTAGAGACATGAGCACCGAGAGCGTTTGGCACGGCCTGTACTGCCACTGGGAGGACGCCGCGGAGGACGGGCACGCGATCCGCGCTGCGGTCTGGGGCTGGCTGGCCGATCGGGTAGTCAGGTGGGTCCGATGACGACCGACCGCGGTGCGGCTGGGTTCTGCACCAACCACGGGCAGGCCGCCGATCGTTCGACCACCGTGGCCGAGGCTGTGGAGGTGGGAGCGCGGGCGATCGAGAAGCACTGGATCACGGAGAGTCGCAATCTCGGCCAGTACCGCACCGAGTACGAGTGCCGGTGCGGGGAGACGTGGACAACGGATGGACACTCGTCGCTGCCACAACCCGACTTTAATCAGCACATCATCACCGCCGTCCTGGAGGCCGTCGGGTACGCCGACCTGCTGGCCGAGGTCGAGCGGCTGCGGGAAGAGTGCATCATCTGGCTCGGTCGTGCTGGTGAGCGCCTACGTGAGCGTGACGCCGCCGAGGCTCGGGAGGCCGCGCTTCGGGAGGCGCTAGCCGTCATCGCCAGCGAGACCGAGGGACACGGCGGCCTGGCGCTCTTGCACAGCATCGCCACCGGAAAGGTCGGCCCCCTCGCCGCCCTCCACCCGACCGTCATGGACACCCCGACCGATGGAGGCGCGCGGTGAGCGCCGTGGGTGAGCCGCGCGCGCGGCTTCCGCACTGAGAAACAAACAAGAACGGCCTGGTCGCACTTACCGACCAGGCCGTTCCCTTGTGCGGACTCTTACAAGTCCGGCTCGATGTAGCGGTCCTTGCCGGCAACGTTCCAGTCGGTTCGTGTCTGAGCTCGCGCCACAGGCGCAGCACCCGCGAGCGCATCGGCAAGAGCGCCGGCATCGGGGGAGTCCTCCAGCACTGTGTCGCCGCTCAGAAACACACAGATCCGGTCCACCGCGGCGTGGTAGCGCACCCGGCACGACTCACCGGACGCCGTGTAGGTGCGGCCGAACTGTGCCCACGTCCACCCACCCACGGCCCGGGCGAACAAGACCTGACGGTCCTTCTTCGAGCACACGGCCTCAACGCCCCGCCTCACGTCAGCCACGTACGCGGACCAGTTGTCGTTCGCAGCCGGGTCGGAGTTGGTGGTCACGCGGTCAGAGTGGTCCAGGCCGGGGGGGCGATATGACGGGTCGAACACGGCTGGTAGTACCAGCTCGACGAGCCCTTCGCTATACTTGTAGTTCTTGAACGGCTCGTACCCTTGTGCCTCCAGCCGCTCTCTGCCCACGTATGCGTCGAGGACTTTGCACACCTCGGACACGATCCGCGGCCAGTAGATACCGCCGTTGGGCAGGTGTGCGTGCTTGACACGCTTAGGGTGCTCCAGGAGCCACAGCATCGCCTCCTGGGTCAGGTCATCCACGTCTACGTAGTCCTGGTTGCCGCCGTAGACGGCGCGTGCCGCCGCCTTGGCGATCGGGAAGAGCTCTGCGAACTGCTCCTCGGGGGTCATGCGACAGCCTCCGAGCCTAGGTGGGCGATGAGTTGCGCGCCGATGTGCTCGGTATAAGCGGGCGGGACACTCAACTGGCAGCCCTTCTCGCTCATCCATGGCGTGCCGAGAAGTGCCCGCTGGACGTCGACGGAAGGTACATAGCCGCCATGGCGTATCGTTCGGGCCTCAACCTTGTCCCGTCGTGCGCCGCCATAGGCTCCGGCGACCTGGACGGACTTGGGGTGGTTGCAGCCGGCCGGCGCGGTCAGGTAGACGTTCGACTCGAACAGGCGGTGGCGTTCCATCCGTAGTGGCGTGCCGTCGTCATCAAGAACCGAGCCCGGCTCGTAGAACATCGACCAACACAGCGCCAGTGGGTCGCGCAACTCGCTCCGAGCGTCGGCCACATTCTCGATGACGTAGGGCCGGCCAAGGGTGAGCATGACCTCGCGCGTGGCCGCAATGAGCCGGTCATACCGGATGAGCCGGTCGGGGATGGCCGCAGTGCCGCGGCTGTAGCCGGTGCAGGTGGGGGATGCGTGGATGGCGTCGAACTCGTGGCCGTGGTCGAGCAAGAGCGCGATGGCGTCGCCCTGGTGATACTCGAACGGGTAGCGCGAGAGCCGAGCCGGAGCAATGTCCACCCCGACCACGTCAAAGCCGGCGCGGCTGTATCCCATGCCGGCGCCACCCTCACCGCAGAACAAGTCCAACAGCCGAGGCTTTGGTACGTCAACACCCATCACGCACTCACCAGGTTGGTGGAAGCCATGCGGTGCGTGTCTGTGAGCCAGCCACCGCAACCGCCCTTGAGGACACTGCACTGGTACTGCTGGTACTTTCCACTGCGGTTACGCTTGAACCCTTGGCGGACGAGAGTGTCGGTGCGCTCGCAGCGCGGGCAACCTTCCAGGCCGGTGAACAGGTTGGCGTTCGGAACCTTGATCCACGGGAGCAGGGGCTCCCACATCTCATCGAGCAGATCAACGTCCTGGACGTTGTACTTGCGCATCAGCCTCTGTGCCTTCACGACAAGGTTCGGGTCATACTTCCGGGGCACGATCCCCATGTCGTCCATCACCTGACGCCACAGACCGAACCCGCCCGTGGCGTGCTTGCCTTCCAGCTTGAGCAGGTAGGTGGAGATGTGCTGGAGCTTGTGACTGAACGCTCGGAATCGCACCGTCTGGCGGTACAGGTCGACCTGCTGGAACGGTTCCGGCGGAACAAGATCCAGCATCTTCATCTCGGTGTCGAGCCACTGGGTATCAAACCGGATGCCGTTGTAGTGCACGACAGTATCGGCCTCTTCGAGGAGTCTGTGTGCCTGACGGACCATCTCCTCGTGACCATGATCCCATTCGGAGTAGAACTCGGTGCGCTTGGTACCCTTGAACTTTGCGGCGAAGCACAGCATCTGTGCGTGCCGCTCCACCATCTCCAGCGGAATGTAGTCTTGTTTCTGCGACCAGACCCACGCGAGGGTCGGGGAGGTTTCGATGTCAATGAACAGAACGCGCTGCTGGCTCACTTGGGTACCCCATTCACGAGTTTGACAAGCTCGTCGCCGAGACCGGCAATGAGCGCTTCGTTCACATCGTTGTATCCGTGTGGTGGGTTCACCACGATGACCGGTAGGTCACTCTCCAGGATTGCCTTCGGCAACAGGTCCCCTCCAACGTCGCTGTCACGGAACACCACCACCCGTCGAAACCCCTCGAACAGACGCCAATGCCGACGCTTGTTCCACGAGCTCGCACCAGACGGGACAGACACGGCCGGGATGCCCAGCAGGCCGAGAGAGATAGCGTCCAGCTCACCCTCTGTGATGGCGATGACATCGCCCTCCGTCAGGAGTGCCCTCGTGTTGAACAACCGTTTCTGTTCCCCCGCCGGCCCGTCATACTTGCGGTCGGAGGTCTCCGGTGGCAGCTCGCGGAACTTGATACCGACCACATGGCCCGAGGCACACAGGTTGGGGATGGCGAGGCGTCCTACGAACCGCTCGAACCCAGGGACCGTGCTATCGGCGACGAAGCCTAGCCTGTAGCGCTCCCTTGCCCATCCGGGGTCGATAGCCCGAGCCGTCAGATACTCTGCCGCTGGACCTCCAGCCGCCAGGTGCGTCTGGAAGATCGTCACTGCCGCATCCAGCGATTCGCGAACAGAATATTGCAGCGGTCGCATATGTGCAGGACTCCCTTGCCATTACAAGATCGATGGTGTGCCCGGCAAAGCCGCAGGCGTGACATGTGAGGTAGTCCGTTTCCAGATTGACCGAACATGACGGACGATCCTCGTCATGCACGGGGCAGAGAATCTTCTGCCATCCCTGGTTGTCCCGATGCCACACGTCGTAATGCTCCAGTACAGGGCCGAGGGCGTAGATCACTGAACTATCCCCGCCTCCAGATGGTGAACCACCGCACGATGCCGTAGAGGCTGCCGGCCGCGAACCGAGCGAGTCGGTTCGGGTACATATCAGTCATGCCACTCGCCGTCCCACGTGTGCTCGGCAAGGTCGGGGTTGGCGTCCTTGAGTGCGTAAACAAGTGCGCGGATACCATCCTGGAACCGGAAGCCCTGGATGCCTGCGTCAAGCACATCGCGCAGTAGGTACCGCACGGCTTCGACATCAGGAACCTTGCCGCCGTGGTTCAGGATGAACAGGCCTTCCCCACAGCGGTCATTGAGACTCATGCCACCACCACCACAGATTGCACACGCTTTTTCGCCAGCGCCTCGACGAGGCGGTAACGTTGCCTGGGTGATCCTTTTAGGTATGCCAGGCGACGCCTGGGGCGTCCACGAGGCGCTTCCCGCCCCTCGGTGCCGATCCGTCTGTCGTGCGATCCTCCGTGTCCACGTCGAACGGGTCGCGCATAGCGTCAAGTCGGTCAAGGAACATGCCGTACTCCGTCTGTGTCAGGGCGGCGATCACGTTCCAGTTGAAACCCATCGCCAGCTCCAGCGCGATCTCGTCAACGTGCGGGCTGAACCGGTCAGGGTCGTCCAGCCAGTGACGAACATCCCGGTCGAGCCCGGACCGCCGGCGCGTGATACCGAAGTGCGCAGCAACAGCACGCACGGCCTTGGCTCGGGAACCTGCCACCTTGAGCATGGGGTAGCCGGGATCTATGAACGCCTCCGGGTAATGCTCGTCGATCCAGTCCCACAGGAACCTTCGTCTGTCCATCGTGCCTTCTCCGAGATAGCTCACAAGCGCGACTCCTTCCGGGGGCCATGTTGGGTATGACACCACTGTAGCCTAGATCCGTTGGTACGTCAACACCCTACCAACGGAAGAAGTCCGCCAGTTCACAAACGACATACGCCTTCTCGATCGGGTAGCCACGGCGCTTCACCACTGCGATAGGCATGACGTCAGCCGGGTCCAAACCTCTTGCCTTGGCGTAGTTGACCACCTCGACGTGCACCTCGTTCATGTAGCCGGACAGGTTGATCTTGGCCTCTGCTTTCGCCTCGATCAGATAAACGAGGCCGTTGTCAAAGTCAGTAACGGCAACGTCACCCTCGTCGTTCCGGCCCGCAAGGTGCAGACGCTCGGCCGGCAGCTTCGCCACCTCGCGGAACCACTTGGTCAGGCGCAGTTCCCAGTCGGAGCCGATCCTGCGGGAGCGGGTGGTCACTTGTAGTACCCGGACTTGACGTCGAGCGCGCCGGTCTGATCGTAGATGACAACATTCAGCGCCTGAGCCACGGCCTTGAGAAACGCCTTGCGCTTGACGATCCATAGTTCGTCAAGGTCGGCGTGCTTAGGAACGTTGTTGGTGTAGATGCCGACGTACCCGGAGCCCGGGGCGGCGGCGAGGTTGCCCGCGATACTGATAGACGACCCATCCCAGATGCCATCAACCTTGGCGTGCTTGACGTCAACCTTCATCTGCTCGTCTCCCGGTACGTATGCCAAACGACCAATGGGTCAAGGTCGGCTATCGTCGACCCTCGATACTCCACCGAGCCGACAGGGCGACCCAGTTCTACGGCCAGCGTTGCGCACGCCAGAGCGCGCGTGTGTTCCGTGACCTCTGTCCCAACCAAAAGTGGGATCTTCACGATGTAACTCACGGCTCGTCCGTGAGCTCGACCCGGGTAGGGCCATAGACCGGGAACAAGTACCCGTATTCGCGCTTCTCGAAACACAGGTCTATGGCTCCCGGGCGGACATGTTTCACTCCGAACAGGACGACCGGCTTGCCGCCGACCCGCTCCGCGTGCAAGACGAGCAGTTCGTCCTCGACGAGAGCTCCGTTCACGGTGGTGAAGCGAATACGCTTTCCGAGGTCGGCCGCGCCTACTTCATCTGCCCTCATATCCATCATTTCGACCCCTTCGGCCGATCGTCAAACTCAGGATGCGTGGCAGAAAACTCCAGCAGGGCGAGAGCGTGGAACACGACAGCCGCCAGGTGAGGACTGCCGGTCTCTTTGTCCAGGGACTCTCGATCCCAGAACTGCTGGAGGTGGCGCATCAGCGCCGCGTAGGACAAGGACCAGGCATACCCGCGCTCCCAGCCTCTGTCCTCATACTTGAGTGCCCCCCGGCCGTACAGCTCGGCCACATCCCACAAAGGGTGGACCGGGATGAGGTCATACCGGGCGAGCTTCTTGCCCTTCTGCCCGCCCGTGCTGGAGGTGATGCGAACTTCGTTGTCACGTTCCGACGATGCGGAAAGGATCGGGCGATCCAGTTGCACGTTACAGCAGTCCGGGCAGTCGTCACGACACTCGTCATGGATATCGCGGAAGACGCAGGACATGCACTTGCGGTCATCGCAGTTCCCACACGACGGGCGGTACTTGCCGCCTGTCACCTGATCGACCCACGCCAGAGCCTCCACGCTCTTGCGGAGCACATCGTCGGCCAGGATCTGCTTCGGCGGCCACAGTTTGTCCGCGACGCCCGTCAGGTACTCGCGCTCGGTCATTGGGTTGGTGTGCAGGTAGTCCTCAAGGCTTCCGTTCGGGAGCCCAAGCGCCTCGGCCAGGGCCAGCTCTGCGCTGGCGCCCTTCGAGAACTCCCACCCCGGAAGAAGACAGATGGCGTCGCACTCGGATACGAACTTGAGGTCCGACAGGAGCGCCTCTCGCAGGTCGAACCCGATGGCCGCCATGTCCTCGTGCCCGGTGAGCCCGGTCGGGTCGAACCCTCGGCCAAGATCTTGCTCTGCCGGCGAGATCACCTTGTAGCCGCGGGAGCGGAGCTGTGCGGTGGCTTCCTCGAATGCGGGGAAGTTGAAGTCTGCGATACCTCGCATCGGGCCAGCGACGTACACCCATAGCGGCGAAGTTGCTTCGCTCACATTCGGTTCGGTCTGACGTAGCAACACGGGGTCGATCGCTTCCAACCGCTCTTGCTCGCTCACGATGCGATCACCATGCGCACGAGGTCAAGCGCCTCCTCGAACACCTCGCTACGGATGTAGCAGGAATCACACCCACAGCGAATACAGTCATCTCTTGCGGCCTCGATCGCCTGGGCGATCTGGTCGTTGACGCTACTCATTCCTTCTCCTCCGTCTGCCATGTACGAACCGGCACTCGCATGTTGTAGTGTCTTTCGAAGGTGTTGCGTTCCGGGTGGATCGCCAGCGTCACGATGTTGGATGCGGTCGCATCCGATGGTCCGTTGCGTTGCTTCACAACGGCGATCAGAAACTGTGTCAACTCCTCGTTCATCGCCACCGACAGGACGTTCTCGGGGGTCTGGCTCACCTTGCCCATGATGAACTTGCGGGAGGAAGGCTTTGTCGGATCGCCGCCAGACTCGGACATGTGGTGCAGTGTGAACACCGCTGCGCCCGTTTCGCGGGCGAGCGTCTTGCCATCCAGCAGGATCGACTTGTAGCCGGTGAACTCGTTGTCACCCGCAACGGGGATGATGTCGAGAAGGTTGTCCAGGACGATGATCCGCGGGTAGTTGTCCCACATCTCCACCCAGGCGTCCAGCTCGTCGCGGACGTCGTCCATGCTCGGGTTCGGGTTGAACATGAACCGGGCCGGGATGTTGCCCAACAGGTCGGCGTAGTAGTCCTCCGCTCCGGCGGACAGACCCGAGGCGACAGACTCCGTGGTGTGCCCGCTCAGCGAGGCAACCAGCCGCGTCGTTGCCGTATGCTGGTCCATGTCGGCCGAGACATACAGCGAGGGCAGGCCCATCGCAGCCCACTGTGCAATGAGGTAGATCATGAACCCGGACTTCTGCGAGCCGGGCATCCCGGCGATCATTGTCTGCTGACCACCACGGAAACGGAACTTGTAGAAGCCGGAGTAGAGGTCGTGCAGGGAGGGGAGTTCAGGGAGGGGTACCCCGATCTGCCGCGCTCGGGTTAGTGCCCGGTGTGCTGAGAGCATTTGAGGTACCCTCCCTTCACTCGTCCTTGGGGTTGGTCAGCCCTTGTTGAACTGCGGGGAGCACTGGTCCGGTGTGCCCTGCGGCGTGGGACAGAACCACCCGCTCCACGCCCTGTTGTTCTTCGTCCCGTTACGGAGCACCATCTGCCCGTGCTGGCAGAGCGGGCCGCTCTGTACTGCAACCGGAGCCTGGGGCACAAGAGCCAACGGGACAGGTGTAGTAGGGAAGGGGGCCGCGGTGGTTGCGATCGTCTCGACGGCGACAGGCTTGCTCGGCAGGCCCTGCGCCGCGGCATACACGCCTTGCAACTCGGTGGACACCTCAACCGTCTTGGCAATCACGCCGGTCTTGCCGAGCGCGTCGAGCTGCACAAGGAGCTCCTCCGTCGACTCGCCGCGGACAACCACCCACGGTGCGTCGTAATGCAGGCCGGCCTTGAACGTGATCGTGAATGCTGTAGTGCCGCCGTCGTCACTCATTCGTGATCTCCTTGATTGAGGTCCAAAATCCCGGGGCCCACTCGGCTACCTTGCCCACCTCGGCGGACGACTCGGCGGGACCGGCCTCAGGACCGGCCTTCTCCCTGCCTGACACGCGAAGGCCGCCTTCCTTGGTCACGGTCCAGTAGTAGCCACTGGTGAACTCAAGCGCGCTGGCGGGGTCACTTAGCCGAACCTCGAACGTTCGCTCACTCATCTGGGTAGTACCCTTCCTCTTCGATGTACGTGTCTGGTACGTCAACACTTGGGGCGAAGACGATTGCTTGCGGGACAACGGCGTCGATGCCGTCGAGACGGTGGGAAGGATCGGTGGCCGCCTCGAACCGGACGATCACGGCCCCGTACGGCGTGCCCCATTCCCAGTCGACGATCGTGCCTTCGACCAGGACGCGCTCACCCTTGCGATAATCGCGCCGCTGCGGGATAGTCATTACTTCTCCCCGATTCCGTAGTAGTTCCGTACCGCCTGGGTTGACTCGCCCCGCTGTACGGCCAGGTCTTGCACCATGCGATCCTGAGTGAGTGACAACTTGACGATGTGTTGAGCCATGCGCGTGATCGTCTCCTCTGGCGTCACCATGGTCCGATCCCCACCGGCACCTGACCGCAGTAGCCGCAGCGGCCCATCTTCGTCAGCGCAAGAACGGGCCAGTCGCGGCAACATCGCGCCCTGGCAATCAGAAGGCCGTCCTCCACGGTTATGCTCCCGTCCGGCCAGAGCGTGACGCGCCCGGCGCCGATGTAACCGTATGGTGACATCAGGTCAATGTCGTCATTCGCTGACATGGTGCGCGAAAGATCTGGCCTCCTTGGTGAGTTCATCCGGCTCGTCCTCCCGTCCGAAGGTCCACACGTCTTCCTCCGGTACTTGCAGGTCAGCTCGTACCAGTCTGATGATGTCGTAGAGAAGACCGGACGACATGTCCTCGGTATAGCGGAGGGCGTCCTTCATGATGGTCGTCGTGATCGTCGGTTCACGGATGGTAATCGATACTTGGACCCGAGGGGCACTCACTTCACGTCACCGCTTTCGTTGACAGAGATCCTGCAATGGGCCGTGATGTACCCGGCCAAGCGGAGAAAGGTGGATGGGTCGGCCTCCATCCTGCCGAGGGTCAGGTTGCACTTAGTGCACAGCAACCCTCGTACACACTGACCGCAAGACTTCGTACCCGGGCAACACGAGTGGTCATGGTCAACCGCGAGGCGACGACCGTTGGCGCTCAAGGCTGCACCACAACCCGCACATCCGCCTCCCTGGGCGGACAGTATGGCGGCGTAATCGGAGGAGGTTAGTCCGTAACGCCCAAGCAGCACTGTTGCACGGACGGCGTCAGGATTATTGGCACGGTATTCCGTGCACTTCGTGCGAACGCGGTCAGGGTTGGCCGCGTAGTATTTAGCATTCCGTGCCGGGTTCGCCGCGTAGTATTTGGCGTTCCATGCGCGCACCTTGCCTGGATTTGCTGCCACATAGGCCGCATGGTAGTGCTTCGAGCACATCCCCTTGGAGCGAGCGTCCCGGTCACAATCTGCTGTCATGCAGGTCCGGGTTGTCATCCGCCCATCGCCTGCCAGTCGTCAACAGAGATCCAGGGCGGCCTAGTGGAGCCGAGAGCCTCAGGCGAAAACTCGTAGCAATACTCCGAAACACTGCAACTGGAGCACAGCATCCCCGGATTCGGCAAGTACAACCCTGTCCTTCGCGCCTCGCTGAGGGCTCGGTACTGGTAGTTCAGCCGGTCCAGTGCGTAAGCACTGAGCGGGTACATGTCCCCGGTGGTGCCGGTCCTTGCGTCCCAATAGACGCCGTACCGCACGTTCGCCCCGGGCCACTTGCTCAGGATGCCCTGCTTGTACGTACCGAGCTGACGTGGGATCGTCACCTTCCGACTGCCCGTCTTGATGTCCAGCACGATCAGGTTGCCGTCACGGTCCACCATCACACGGTCGATGTAGCCCTTGACGTCGATTTCGTCGTTGCCCAGGATGAGGTCGAATTCGATCTCAACTGCCGGCATCCCGTCAGGGGTGATCCAGATGTCCCACGGTGCGTTGCGACGGAAGTTGATCCAACGCAGGAGCATGGTCGGCCCTTCTGCCCGCCACCACGCCTCGTTCTCCTTGTCCGGCCACTGCTTCGACGCGCGCCCGGAGGCGCGGAACTGGGACCGGTCGATGTCCAACTCAACCTCGGACTCTGCAATCTTACGATCGAAGATTTCGATGAAGTTGGCGTCAGGTACGTCAACACCATGCTCACGCAAGTCGTGGTTCTCGGTTGCCTCATGGAAAGCGCTGCCACCTATGAGTGCCCATGCAGGGCGTTGGGGTACGCGCAGGACCCTTTCGAGACGGTAGCGTTCCCCGCAGCCGGTGTAGCCGTTGAGCTGAGAGTAGGAGAGGCGCTCCATCAGGACTCCACGTGAGAGACGGGCAGGGCGGCACGGAGGTCGGCAATCACGCCGACCTCGCTACGGCCGAGCAATAGGTCATCGACTGCGAGGCGGACCGTCTTCCGGAGTTCGGCGAGCTCAACCCCGTAGGCGCACTCGGTCTTGTGATACGCCTGCGCCATGACGTTCACCGCAGCCTCGAACCCATCGGCCGAGACGACTGGCTGCCACAGCGAGCTCAACGCCCGCAGTCGCTCGATCTCGGCACGGGCGGTGTCACGTTGACGACGATAAGACCTGCCCGCCGAACGTGCGCTCGCCAGATTACTCTCAACGTAGCGCAGCCGCTCGACCTCGGCCAGCAGGTCGGCGTACCCGACGGCCTCCAGGACGATACGGGCGAGATAGTTGCCCGTGCCGGCAGACCATAGGTCAGGGGCCGCGGAGGACATCGCGTCGGCTGCTACCAACTCGGCCTCTTGGTACGTCAACACCACGTCTCCATTTCCCACTCATTGACAGAGGTCCCGCGATGGGCTGTGAGGTACTCGGCCAAGCGGAGAAGGGCGGCAGGGTCGTCCTTCATCTTGCCGAGGGTCTGGTTGCAGTCAGTGCACAGAAGCCCGCGTACACACCGACCGCAAGACTTTGCACCCGGGCAGCACGAGTGGTCGTGGTCGACGGCGAGACGAGTACCGTTGACGCCTGAGGTTGCACCACAACCCGCACATCCGCCTCCCTGGGCGGATAGCATGGCGGCATAATCGGAAGGGGACACCTTGTAGTTCTTGAGCAGCCATGCCGCACGGTAGGCGTCAGGATTCTTGGCATAGTGTTCCACACGCTTCGCGCGTACCCGGTCAGCGTTCGCCACCTGCCACTTGGTACTGGCGGCTATGCAGCGTTCCGGGTGTGCCGCGTAATATCTGGCGTTGTACGCACGCCGTTTGTCGGGATTTGCGGCGTCGCGGGCTGCTCGGTAGTGCTTCTCGCACATCCCCTTGGAGAGAGAGTCCCGGTCGCAATCGACGACCTCGCAAGTACGGTACGTCAACAGTCCTCCCGCTTCACGAACAGCACAACCACACGGTTGTGGCTGAACACGGACACCTGCTCGACCTGCTCGTAGCCATCGTCCCACAGACGGCGTGACGCCAGGTCCACGGCGGTGACGTAGGGCTTGCCCATGCCGACGCCGGCGAGCTCGCGCTCCTCGGCGGGGACGGGCAGGGTTGCCTGGTCGAAGTCGGCGATGATGATGGCCACGTCAGTGGTCGGTACCTCGAACACGGTGGGCTGCTCGGTCACGTCGTTCCCCTGTCTGTGGGCGCAACACTGATCCTAGCCCCTGGTTCCGACAGATGACAACACCCGGCTTGCGTCTCGGGTTGCGGGGTCTCGGTGAGCAGGCTACGCCCGCTCCGCGGCGGCGCCAGCGCTGCGAGCGGGTGAAGTCTGGGCGCGAAAACCCTACACACCCGCGGCGCCTCGCGTCGCGTCAACGGACAAACCAAGACGGTACGGCTTTTATGGCCGTACCGTCGTTGGTTGTAGTAGTTGTTAGTTGTAGTACAACGCGCGCACGCGCGCGAGGGACGGACCTCAACGAGCTCGTGGATCACGGTAGATCCCCGTGTCCACGCCCTCACGACGTGCCACGACGAACCACCCCTCGATCGTGTCAGGGTCGTAGTGGAACACCCCACCAACCTCGTGCAGGTGCTCCTCCGCCCTTCACAGTCGGGCCTCGTCCTCAGGTTCGATCGCGTCACCACGCTCACGCCGTGCGTACAGGCGGATCGCCCGTGCCGGCTCTGCGGCACGGTGCTCCGGTCGCAGCCTCCACGGCATCGCCTGTGGGGGCTGGGTGTTCATCTCCATCCCGCGGCGCTTGCGCCACGCGGAGATCGCCTGTCTTGTCACGGAGATGTTGAGCTGGCCTTCCAGCAGGTCCAGCATCTCTCGGTCGGTCTTGCCTTCGCGCGTCCAACGACGCAACAGGTCGTCGGGCAGGATTCGTCCTGGCATCTCGATTCGGCCTCGGGTCAAGGTGGCGGTGGGTGGGGGGTAGGGACATGATAGCCGATGGGTGTACCATCGCGCAAGTGGGAGCAGCAACA